ATCCAGCAGTCCCTCTTCGGAGATTGGAGCGACACAGCATGAACGAACGCACCTGCGTGAGGGGCTGCACTATCCCGGGGGAGCACACGGCGCAGTGTTTGCGTGACCGTGTGCTCTCCGGGGCCGCAGAGTGTGCAGGGTGCTTGCCGGTGATGGCGAGACCGGGCGTGCTCGTGTGCCAGCAGGACTGGGACCGGTTCATCGGGGGGCTCGAGATCGTCGCCGATTTGGTGGCGCATCTCAGAACGGTCATCGACCCGATGAAGGCGGCACAGTACGGCGAACGAGTATCCACCAGTCGCGTTCACGCGCCTGCACCGTTGGACCTCAACGCTGTAGACGCCGCCGACCAAATCACCCAGACGGTCATCGGCCAGGCGGAGTTCCACGGCGACGAAACGGAGTACCACGGTTGGCGCGATCACGTACCAGCCGGCGCTAGTGCGGAACTCGCCTACATGTACGTCGGCTCGGCGGCCGAATACCTCATCTACCACGCGCACACGATCCTCAACGGCCGTTTCGCCGCCGACACCATCAACACCATCCTCTACGGCCGCGGCTGGACCATCCACCGCGCAACCGAACGATGGCCCCGCACACAAAAGCCCTACATCGCCGAACCCCCCTGCCCCTCCTGCGGCATGAAAACCATCATCGCCACACCACCACCAATCCCCGGCGACCCCACTAGTTACGAATGCCGGTCATGCCCCTGGGCACACAACACCCAAGACGACGCCATGACCGCCTACCTCGAAGGAGAACCAACATGACCGAGAACATCGACCACAGGACGGAAGCGCTTGAGCGGTTGGGCGACGTGTGGGACCCGATGGATGCGGAGATGTTCGCTGCCGCCGATAGCCAGGTGAAGATGGCGCAGGTTCACGCGACCCTCGCTCTCGCGGAGCAACAGCGCATCGCCAACCTCATCGCGCTGTACCAGGCGGACTCGGACATTCTCGATGACCCGAGATTTGATGCCGCAAAAGCCGACATTAGGAAGGCGCTGGGGCTGTCATGAGCGAGCGGGACTGCTTGCAGTGTGGTGAAAGCCAGGCCGCGATCCGAGCAAGCCAGAGCGCCAGAGACCCCATCTTCTGCGGTGCCGTGGATTACTTCGGAGAGTGCGAGTGGGAGCAGGAACGTCACCGGTTCCGAGACTGGTCAGACAAGGAGCTGATCGAGGGCTGGAAGGTGCAACCGGAGCACGTGGACAAATACCGGCGAATCATGAACGGCCTCGGCGACACGCTCATCGCCAAGAACCAGGCATGCGGCGACAGCGCACTCAACCCCGTCCGCATCTTCTCCGCCGCGGACACAACAGAACAGCTCAAGGTCCGCATCGACGACAAACTCTCACGCCTCAAACGCGGCAACAACGCCGGCGAAGACGTCATAACCGACCTCATCGGATACCTCGTGCTACTCAAAATCGCCAACAGGCAGGAGCCCGAATGAACTGGGTGACGATGAACAAAGCCGCCGAACTCGCAGGACGAGACAAACGCACAATCCGCAGATGGGTCTCCGCCGGCAAAGTCAGACGCCTCGGAACCTACACCGACACCCTCGTCTACCTACCCGACATCCAGCAGGTGAAAACCACCCAAAGCAAAATGTCCTAGATGTCCGAATCATGTGGTACGCTAGACGTACCAAGTTCCGAACGCCCTGGAAAAGACCCACCAGTCTTCTCCGGGGCGTTCGGCATTTAACAAGACTTGCGGCCACACCGACACCAACAACCAGCACAGACGCCACCCACCACGGCCCACACCGCCCAGTAGACCTAAACGTCCTGGCAAGCGTGCGGAAGACCCTGGGGTGAGCAAGTACGCGCAACGGTCGGGGCCGCAACACACTTACCGCAGCTTGGGGAGCTCGGTAAGCCAGGAACGCGCACCTGGCGAGGGAGAACGCGCACAGGAAGTCTGCAAACAGAGCCAACGACGGAGGACGGGCAGACAGGCCGGATAAGAGGGTGAAACCGGCACCAACAAGCGTAGGTAGCCCAACAGGCAGAGGCAACGGACTCAAAACCCGTCAAGTGTGGGTTCGAACCCCACCCCACGCACGGCAACTCGACACATCGAGTCGCAACTAGAAATCGCACGCTCGGCCCTGGTTCCAGCTGGGTTTCTGGGAATTGCTCCCCATCGTCTCCGGGATTGATGGGGCTTTGAAAAGGGCGTCACTAAAGGCATCCGACTCCTAACGGAGAGCTTTCGGTGCAGACGTGCACACGGCAAGCACCTATGCCCGTAGCTCAGATGGCAGAGCACCGGTCTCCAAAACCGGGCGTCGCAGGTTCGAACCCTGCCGGGTATGCCAAACACGGCTGAGGACAAAGGAGCGCCATGTCTCGAACTGACAAGGACCAGCCCTTCAAACACACCGGAATCTGGACTCACCGCTACTGGACCAGCCCCAAAGGGCACGGCGCCTGGGCAAGGAAACTCAGGCGGCGACGACGAGCCCACGAACAACACGAGCTTCGCCAAAGCCGCGAACCGCAACCCCGATCCCCAATCGGCCACCTCTACTACGACTAGCCCCACAGTGAAGGAGCAACCCCAACGTGTCCATCCGCGACCGCCACGACCTCAACCAGCTCCTCACCAACGGCACCAACAACACCGAACTCGCACACCAACTCGGCACCAGCGAAACAACCATCCGCCGCATCCGCAACGAACGCGGAATCCCACTCGAGGCACCCACAACGAACGCGCCAACCAGCGCAGGCGAATCAGAAACACACAACCCAGACGGAACCTCCTCATACGTCCGCTACAGCGAACGCCCCTGGGGCTACAACGACTACCGCGACTTCATCCGCACAGTCGGACAAGACCCCGACAACGTCACCTTCACCTGGGGCTGGACCTCCAACCCCGCCGGCGGATTCTGGAACAAACTCAACAACGTCCGCCCCGCCAACGGACACGAAGTCCCAGCCGAGCTCATCGACTGGGACGCACTCCGCAAGAACATCTGGAACGCACGCCAGCCCACCACAGCACACCGCGAAGGAACACCCGTCGCAGCCGTCCTCAACCTCGCCGACATGCAACTCCACAAAGGCGACCCCGCCGCAACGATCGCCCGCATCAAGAACGGCGTCCACAAGTTCCTCGACCACATCGAAGAACAACGCGCAGCCGGATACGGCATCAACGAAGTCGTCATCGTCAACAACGGCGCCCCCTTCGAAGGCATCGCAGGCAACTACGCCAACCAGCCCCACACCACCCACAAGGGCGGCCTCAGAGCACAAATGAACGCCGTCCTCGACATCTGGGCATGGACACTCAACACCGTCATCCCCAACTTCAGGGACGCGCAGTTCGTCACCGTGCACTGCAACCACACCCAGTTCGGCAGACAAGGCGGAAGCAAAGACGCCATCACAGGCGACTCCGACACCGGCGGCGCATTCCTCGCAGAATGCCTCCGCCGCGAATTCCGCCACATCTACCCAAACATCAACTGGGTCATCCCACACGACCAAATGAACGTCTACACCACAGCAGCCGGCGTCAACCTCGGCTTCAACCACGGCCACAAAATCCCCGGCTCCGGTGCACAAGCGTTCGAGAAATGGCTGGGCGGGCAAGTGCGCTACGACCGTGACGCCTACAACACACAGGTCTGGGTAACCGCGCACAAACACCACTACGCCGCATGGGACATGGGATCAGCATTCGTCTACCAAGCACCATCCTGCGACGACGGCTCCAAATGGCTCACCGACACCACAGGACAGCACGCACGCTCCGGCCTGCTCGCATACCTCGTCGGCAACCACGACCCCATGCACACATCACACGCCGTATTCCTCTAAGGAGAACCGCGATGAGCGCCTACACATGCGACGACTGCGGCCGAACCTGGCCCTCAATCGCCGCCATGATGCTCTGCCCATGCAACACCAACAACGACGTCAAAACAGGGAAAACACGATGACCAACGACCGCGAGTTCAACCGCATCATCCGACGCGACAAAGCCACACGAACAGCGGGCACCATCCTCGGCTGGGCAACCATCGCACTCATAGGCTCACTCATCGCCTGGGGCCTCGTAGCCATCTGGACAGCGATCCTGGCATAACCACAGGGGGTGGCTAAACGACATGGCCACCTCCCGCACAGGCACCACCCGGTGGAAGAACATCACCACCCGCCGCCGCCACACCGACCGCCACCTCACCACCTGCCCTGAATGCAACACCACCCTCAACTGGGAGCAAGGCCAACAACCCAACAGTGCTGAGGTGGACCACATCATCCCGCACGCACAAGGCGGACAAGACACCTACGGCAACACGCGCATCATCTGTAGGCGCTGCAACCAATCGCTCGGCGCAAAGCAATCACGCACCCCGCGCCCACGACGCAACACACGCACCGTCAGACCCGAAAACACATCCGAATGGTGAAGCACCATGCGCGGGGCACGGGACGCGGCAACACATAGGGGGGGCATGCCCCTCCCGCCCCCTCCACGTTCGCACCCAGCGGTATAGCGAGATCCCCCCGTGGGGTATTTTTTTGACCGGCATCCCCGAAACGTTTGTTCACCGGGGCTTTTTCTTTGGCGGTGGTTCTCGTGTCTCGTCTTGAGGATTTGCAGTCGATGGCTCGGATTGTGTGGGAGTCGGTTGAGGTGTGCGACCCGGAGCGTCGTGCTCCGTTGGTGAATCAGTGGCGTGCGTTGTCTGCGGAGATCGCGGAGTTGGAGAAGGCGGAAGCGCCGGCTGATAGGGGGACTCCGCTTGATGAGCTCAGGAAGCGACGTGACGCTAGGAAGTCAACAGCCTCGGGTTAGTTTGCACCCGGCCGCGGAGGATTTTGCGGATGCCGTTGAGGCCGTGGAGTTGGCGGCAAATTATGGCTTGGTCCCTGACCCGTGGCAGGAGCATGTGCTTCGCGGCTGGATGGGCCGGAAGCGTGACGGGTCGTTGGCGGCTGGCCGTTGTGGTGTTGCGGTGCCTCGGCAGAATGGCAAGAACGGTTCTGTCGAGATTGTGCAGTTGCACAAGATGGTCATGCAGGGGCGCCGGATCTTGCATACCGCGCATGAGGTGAAGACTGCTCGTAAGGCGTTTCAGCGGTTGGCGTCGTTCTTCGAGAACGAACGCAAGTACCCAGAGCTTGCGGAGCTGGTCAAGGAAGTGCGCCGGACGAACGGGCAAGAAGCGATCGTTCTGCTGAATGGTGCTTCGGTTGAGTTCGTTGCGCGGTCTCGTGGTTCTGGGCGTGGGTACACGGTTGACGACTTGTTCTGCGACGAAGCGCAGGAGCTCACCGATGAGCAGCTCGAGGCGTTGTTGCCGACGATTGCTGCAGCTCCGTCGCAGGACCCGCAGATTGTGTTTCTGGGTACGCCTCCTGGCGAGAACGCAGCGGGCGAGGTGTTTGCTCGTGTGCGCGCTGAGGGGGTGCTGGGGCGCGATAAGCGTCTTGCCTGGGATGAGTGGTCGATACCGGACGAAATGACCGTTGCTGAGGCGGTGAAGCGTTGGCGTGAGCTTGCTCCGCTGACTAATCCTGCGTTGGGTTTCCGGTTGCGGATGACGACGGTGGAGGACGAGCTCAAGGCCATGAGTGGCGAGGGGTTCTGCCGCGAGCGGCTGGGGCGCTGGGACAGCATCGCTGGCAACGCGGCTATCAGCTGGGATGCCTGGAACGATTCTCGGGGGTCGCAGCCTGTATCTGATGCACGCACCGTTTTCGGCGTGAAATTCACGGTCGACGGGTCGGGGGTGGCGTTGGCAGCAGCCCGCCGCCCCGTGGATGGCCCGGTGTATGTCGAGGCTATTCGGCAGGCGAATTTGGGTGAGGGCACTCAGTGGCTTGTGGATTGGCTGTCGGAGCGGCACCAGCGTGCGGCTCAGATCGTGATCGATGGCAAAGCAGGTGTCGGTTATCTGGTGAACGCTTTGCGCGAGGCCGGGGTCCGGAACAAACGCTTGGTTCTGCTGCCGACTTTGGATCAGATTCTGTCGGCGCATTCGATGTTCGAGCAGGCGGTGACGATGGGGCTCTTGTCGCATGGGGATCAACCGGAGCTGGACGATCAAGTTCGCGCGGCGTTGAAGCGAAAGATCGGTACATCGGGCGGTTTCGGTTGGGATGCGCCTGATGGGGGGAGTGTGGCGATGTTGGATGCGGTGACGCTTGCCCATTGGGGGGCGAAGACGACGAAACGGAATCCGGGGCGTTCGGGTGGGGCGGTGGTTCTGTGACTGGTGTTGCGGTTGAGGGGTTGCTGCCCGTTCGTGCGGTTGGGCTTTCTGAGGATGAGGCTGCGACGCTGGGGAGGCTGCTCGAGCGGTGGGCTTCGAAGCGGCAGAAGAACGCGCTGCTCGGCGTGTACTTCGACGCTCACAGGCCGTTCAGGGATCTCGGTATTTCGGTTCCGCCGCAGATGGCTTCGGTTCGGGCGGCTTTGGGGTGGCCTGCGAAGGCTGTGCGCGCGTTGGTGCGTAAGCACCAGTTCGAGGGCTTTTCGTTGGCAGGCGATCTGGACCCGTTTGATGTGGGCGAGACGCTGGCGGAGAACTCGTTCGATGTGGAGTTCCTGCAGGCGCTGTCGTCGACGTACAAGCATTCGTTCTCGCTTCTAACGTCGACCGCGGGCGATTCTGGGGAGCCGGATGTTGTTATCCAGGCCAGGGACGCTGAGTGGTCTTCTGCCCTGTGGGATAAGCGGCGCCGTGAGGTTGAGGCAGCGCTGACGATTACGGACGCTGACGATTACGGCGTTCCGACGTCTGCTGTGCTGTATTTGCGCGGTAGCACCATTCGTCTTGAGCGGTCTTGGGGTGTGTGGAAGGTTGAGCGGCTTCCGAACCCGACTGGGCGGACTTTGGTTGAGGTTTTGCCGCATGATCCGCAGTTGTCTCGGCCGTTTGGGCGGTCTCGGATTACGCGCGAGGTCCGGTATCTGACGGATGCGGCCATTCGGACGTTGATGCGCGCGGAAACTGGTGCGGAGTTCTTCGCGTCTCCGCAGCGGCATGTGTTGGGCGCGCATGAAGATGCGTTCAAGGATGAAACGCGGTGGACAGCGATCACGGGGCGCGTGTTGGCTTTGTCCGCGAACGAGGAGGGCGACCTTCCGCAGGTTGGGCAGTTCCAGCAGATGAGCATGGAGCCACATCTGTCGATGTATCGACAGTTGGCGCAGAACTTCTGTGCTGAGACTTCGTTGCCGATGTCTGCTGTTGGGTTGTTCACTGATTCTCCTGCTTCGGCTGAGGCGATGCAGGCTGCTGAGGCTCAACTTGCGGAGGATGCTGAGTATCAGTGGCGGGTTTTCCGTCCGGCGTTGTTGCGGTTGCAGCAGAACGTTGTGATGTTGCGCGATGGTACGGATCAGGTGCCGACTGATTCGTGGCGTGCGAATGTGAATTGGACGCCGGCTCGTTGGGTGTCTCCGCAGGCTGCGTCTGATTTCGTTGTGAAGGCGGTCGCGGCGATGCCTGAGCTTGCTCAGACGTCGGTGATGATGCGCCGCCTGGGGCTGTCGCAGGGCGAGATTGATGAGATTCTGACGGAGCTGACTCGGGCGAACGCTTCGGGCATCCTCGACCGCGTTCTAGCGGCTGCGGAACCCTTGGCGCCGGCCGCTGTTGCCGATGAGCCTGCCGCTGAGGTGACGGACGTTGTCGCCGCGGGCTGACACCGCCCGTTTGCGGGCGGCCTCGAATCGTGTCGCGTTGTTGGCTCGGCGGGACTTGGCGGCGTGGTTTGCGTCGGTACGTTCTGCCGGGCCTGATGCGGCGCGGGACGGCCTGTTGACGGTTGTGCCCGCGTTGGTGTCTCAGTATGGCGATGTTGCGGCGACTGTTGCGGCTGAGTGGTACGAAGAGATCCGCGCGGCCGATGTTGGCGGTTCGTTCCAAGCGCGATTGTCTGCACCGACGGCACCTGCAGCGGTGAGCGGTACGGTTCGGTTCGCTGCAGGGCAGTTGTGGGCGGATAACGCGGCTGGGACGTTGGCGTTGGTGCAGGCAGCAATGAGCCGTTACATCTTGGATCGGGGCCGGGACACGATCGTCGATAACACGGTCGCGGATCGTCGTGCTGCGGGGTGGCAGCGGTTCACGTCGCCTACAGGGTGCGATTTCTGCGTGATGTTGTCGATGCGCGGGGCCGTGTACAAGGAGTCCACGGCCATGTTCGCGTCTCACGACAACTGTTCGTGCAGCGCTCGCCCGTCTTGGGATCGCGACGCGCCTGAGGTGCCGGCGATTGCTTATGTGGCGTCACAGAAGACGTCGAACATGAGCGAGTCAGCGCAGGAACAGCATCGTGAGCGTGTTGCTGTATGGATTCAGCAGAACCGTGACCAGCTAGACGAATTCCGGGCCGCGCTTTAGCCGGCCTGTTCAAGACCACCGCCTTCCGGGGCGGTTTTTTCATATCAATTTGCCGCGCAGTCCCGCATGGGCGAGCGGCTACCCGCATGGGGAGGGAATGCACTGATGAGTGATGTTGAGGCACCGGCCGAGGGCGTCGACCAGGCTGAGAGTTCTGCACAGAACGAAACGGACTGGAAGTCCGAGGCGCGTAAGTGGGAGTCGCGCGCGAAGGCGAACAAGGACGCTGCTGAAGAGTTGGCGGCTGTTCGTGAGTCGCAGAAGTCTGAGGCCGAGAAGGCAGCGGACCGGTTGAAGGCGGCGGAGGCCCGCTTGGCCGAGTTTGAGGCGAGGGATCAGCGGGCCGCGACGGTCCGCGAGGTTGCGGCCGCGACCGGCCTTGATGAGGCCGCGGTTTCGGTCCTCGCAGGCGGGTCAGCCGATGAGCTCACCGCTGCGGCCGAGGTGCTGAAGCCGCTGATCAGTGCACGTCAGGCAGGCCCGGTCGTGAAAAACGCCGGCGACCAGCCCGACCACAAGTCCAGTCCCGAGAGCGAGTTCTTGTCGAGCTTGTTCTCCGGGGCTTCTAACTAACTAGAGGAAGGACAGCTATGGCTGTTTTTGGTAGCGGGGATCTGAAGAACCTTCCCCGGAGTATTGCAGATGGCATCGTGCGTGATGTGCAGACGGCGTCGACTGTGGCGGCGCTTTCGGGCCGTGAGGCGATGCGGTTCGGCAACACGGACATCATCACGTTCAACGACGTGCCGCGTGCGGAGTTCGTTGGCGAGGGCGCCGAGAAGGGCTCTACGACTGGGGCGTTCGGTTTCGTTACTGCGAAGCCGCGCAAGGCACAGGTCACGATGCGCTTCAACCAGGAGGTGCAGTGGGCTGACCAGGATTACCAGCTTGGTGTTCTGAATGAGCTTTCGGCCGCAGCTCGCACCGCGTTGGCTCGCGCACTTGATCTGGGTGTCTACCACCGAATCAACCCGATCGACGGGGCGGCGATCAAGTCGTTCACTGAGTATGTCAACGGGACCACGCTTCGTGTTGAGGCGTCGGACACTCCCGACCTGGACCTCGAAGCGGCCGGCGGGCTTCTCATCGGCAACCAGAAGAACATCAACGGCATCGCGATCGACCCGTCGTACGCGTGGAAGATCTCGACCGCGCGTTACAGCGACGGCCGTAAGAAGTTCCCCGAGCTGGGCCTGGGCATCAACGTGTCCAGTTTCGAGGGCATCGCCGCGTCGGTGGGCAACACGGTTTCCGGCCAGCCCGAGGCGGCCGACACTCGCGTGAAGGCCATCGTTGGCGACTTCCAGTCCGGTATCCGTTGGGGCGTGCAGCGCGAGCTGCCGCTCGAGCTCATCCAGTTCGGTGACCCGGACGGCCAGGGCGACCTGAAGCGTCAGAACCAGATCGCTCTGCGCCTCGAGATCCTTTACGGCTGGTACGTCTTCCAGGACCGCTTCGCAGTCATCGAGGCCGGTGCCTAGCCTGCGGCGTTTCCGTAATTCGGTGAGCGGTGCCGTTATCCGTGTGGATGATGGCACCGCTCGCCGGTTGGGGCCGGAGTGGGTTGACATTTCGGCGCTTGGAAAGGCGCCGAGGGGGAGGAAGAAGAAGGATGAGTCAGGCGATTAAGCAGGTCCGTGTCGTTGCGGCGACAGCTGCGGTGCAGGGCCAGGATTTCGAGCCCGTGGCGTTCTTTGAGGCAGATGGCAAGCCTGTCGATGTTGGCGGCGCCGCGGCTGTTGCTGCGCTTGAGGCGCGGGTCAAGGCGCTCGAGGACGCAGCTGCCGGATAGGGGTTCTGATGGCTGTTGAGCCGTTTCCGTTTGCGACTGTCGATGAGTTGAAGGAGCGTTGGCCTGACTTCCCGCTGGGCGGAGAAGGGCACGCGGCGGTTCTGCTCGATGACGCATCGCAGTACATTCTGGACGTTTGCCCGTCCGCGGCATCGGTGAGCTCGTCAACGCGGCGTCGCGTGGTGTGTGCGGTCGTGCGGCGGGCGATGCAGGCGGAGAGTAATGACCTGGCGGGTATGGAGTCTCAGCAGATGACTGCGGGCCCGTATTCGCAGACGTATAAGCCGTTGAACCCGCATGGTGATTTCTATTTGACGTCACAGGAGCGCAAAGCGTTGGGCTTCGGCCGGCAGGCAGCGTTCGAGGTAGATCTCCTGGCGGGGCGCGAGCCTTTCGATCCTCTGTCGGTGTTGCCGTGATCGTGGGCGAGACAGTTGTGGTCGAACGGCGCACGCAGGTCGGTGTGGACCCTGGCAACAACGCGGTGTTCGAGTGGGCGCCCGAGAGTGTCGATGACGTTCTCGTGGCGCCTGGTGCTCGGGCTGATGTTGTTGAGTCGGTTCGCCCTGCTGGTGTTGATGTGCGTTACACGTTGCATTTCCCGAAGGGCTACCCGGCGACGTTGCGTGGTGCACGGGTTCGTGTTCGCGGGCAGGAGCCGTTGGCTGTTGTTGGCGACCCGGACCATTACATTGCGGCGAACACTCCTACTCGTTGGTCTATGCCGGTTGAGGTTGGGAGGGTCGATGGGTAAGAACATTCGAGTCAGGATCAACTACAAGGGTGCGAATGCTGTGCGCAATGATCCGGCTGTTCAGCAGGAGTTGCTGTCAATCGCGGGAAAGATTCAGGACGCCGCAAACTCGGGTTTGACTGGCGCTTCTTCTGATGCGATGTATCAGGCGGAGGTCGAGCCTGGGCGTAAGCGTGCGCGTGCGGCTGTTTGGACAGGTGGCTATGCGTCGATCAGGGACAACGCCCGGAACAACACGCTGCTGCGGAGTCTGGATAGGGGCCGATCGTGAACGTTGAGGCTGCCCTTGTCCAGTATTTGAACGGCACGGGTGTTGTTCAAGCGTTTACTGATGTGCCGGCTGACCGTCCTGCACAGTTCGTGACGGTTGAGCGCACTGGTGGCGCGTTGTCGTCGGTCGTGCGCGATCAGGTGTCGCTGGCTGTGCAGGTGTGGGGTGGAACGCGTTACGAAGCGTCGGAGCTTGCTCTGACTGTGCGCGACACGATCACCCGGTCTGTGTTCAACATTCCAGGGTTCGCCAGGGTCCGCGTGGAGGGACTGTACAACTTCCCCGACCCGGACTCGAAGCAGGCGCGCTACCAGCTCACCGTCGAGGTCATCGCGCGGGCCGACTACTAACGCCCGCACCAATTATTGCCCCGCCGATGCGCGGGGCTTTCGCATTTAACAAGAGGGGGAAGCATGGGGGCACCTAACAGCGCCAACGTGTCTGTTGGAAAGCCGCAGGCGGCGGGCGGGATTTGGTTCGGGCCGTTGACGGCTACGACGCCAACCGACCCGTTCAGCGAGCTCGTCGGGTTCACTGGCGGCGGGTACGTGTCCGAGGACGGCCTGGTCAACGGTATCGAGGCAGACACGGAGAACATCGTTGCGTGGGGCGGTGACACTGTTCTGACGGTGAAGACGTCGCACACGGAGACGTTCCAGTTCACGTTCATCGAGACGACCGCTGATGTGCTGAAGCAGATCTACGGGCCGGAAAACGTCATCGTCAACATGGAGACGGGCGTGCTTGAGGTTCGGCACACGGCGAAGGATCTGCCGCGTGTTCAGTACGTGTTCGAGATTCTGCTCACCGGCAACAAGGTGAAGCGCATCGTCATCCCGAACGGCCAGGTCACCGAGATTGGCGAGATCTCGTATGTCGACGGCGAGACGATCGGGTACCAGCCGACGTTGTCGGCGTACCCGGACGAGAGCGGTGTGACCGCGTACGAGTACATCGCGACGACGGTCGAAGAGTCGGGCGAGTAGCAGGGCTGGGGTGGGGCGGATGGTTTCCGCGCCCGCCGCCTCATCCCATTTTCTCAGGGGCGCGGTACGACTTGAAAGGGGCGCGGATGCCTGATGTGAAGTTGAAGACGATCAAGGTGCAGGGTGTGGAGCTCCGCATCGACCCGGGTGTTCTGGACGACTTCCGTGTCGTAGATCTCCTCGACCAGATCCAGTTCGAGCCAGGCAAGCAGACCCGCGCGGCCGGCCTGCTGCGGCTGATCGTGGGGGAGCAGTTCACTGACCTGCTAGACGCGTTGACGGACGAGGAGACGGGTCGCGCGTCAACGGAGAACGCGGTTCAGGCGCTGATGGACATCATGAAGGAGCTTGCCCCAAACTCCTGACGCTCGTAGCGCTGTTGCGTGATCATCCTGACGAGGTTCGGGCTGATCTGCAGCGGTTCTACGGGCTCAATCTTGACGGCTTGTACTCGGGGGAGTGCAGGCCGCTTCACGTCGCGGTGTTGGTCGCCCAGTTGCCGGCTGAGGCGCGCACAGTTCAGGTGTTGTCGCCCGCAGCGCAGTGGTCCACGACGGAGCACCTGCTGGCAAACGCGGTGGACATGCTGCAGCTCATTTGGCGTGCCGTTTTGGGCAAGAAGGCGCAGAAGCGCCTGGGGAAGTTCGTGCCGATCGAGCGGCCGGGCGACCGGGAGAAGAAGCGGGGCCGTCTGGCTGGTGCTTTGTCGATGGATCTAGACGAGGTGAAGCGGCGTCTTGCCCTGCCCCGTCGGGGGTAGGGGGATGTATGGCGACGGAGCTTGCTGCTGCGTATTTGACGTTGATGCCGACGTTGAGGGGGTCAGCTAAGGAGATCTCGAAACAGCTTGGCGGGATTGATGTTTCGTCAGCGGGCCAGAAGGTTGGTGGTGGGCTAGGCGCTGCGATCGGTAAGACGCTGAAGGGTGGCGCGCTTGTTGCGGCGGGTGCCGGTGTTGCCGCGATCGGTACGGCGATGGTCAAAGGCTTCCAGCGGCTGAACGCGATCGATCAGGCCACAGCGAAGCTCAAAGGATTGGGCAAATCGCTTGAGGAAATCGACGCCATCAAGGACGACGCACTGACGTCAGTTCAGGGAACGGCGTTCGGGTTCGGTGACGCTGCTGGCCTCGCAGGAATCATGGTTACGGCGGGGATCAAGCCGGGCGAGCAGCTGCAAGGTGTTCTGAAATCAGTTGCTGACTCGGCCACTCAAGCTGGCACCGATCTAGGAGATATGGGCCAGATCTGGGGCAAAGCCGCCGCGAAGGGGAAGATCGACGGCGAAATCGTCCAGCAGATGATGGAGCGTCAAATTCCGCTCCTCACATATCTGGGTGAGTACTACGGCAAGAACGCCGATGAAGTCCAAAAGATGGTCTCTAAGGGCGAGGTTTCTTTCGAAGACTTCGCGGCCGCGATGGAGAAGAACCTTGGCGGCGCGGCATTGGCATCCGGCGACACGTTCACTGGCGCTCTAGCCAACGTCGGAAGCGCGCTGGGTCGAGTTGGCGCGAACTTTATGGATGGGTTCTTCCCGAAGTTGGCGCCGCTCTTCCAGTCTCTGACAAACGCCATGGGCCCGCTTGAGTCGGCGGCTGGCGCGATCGGGGAGAAGGTCGCGGCGGTCTTGGTGCCCGCGATCGAGTTCCTCACGAATTTGATGAGCGGGGAGGGCTCGGGCGGCGGGATCTTCGAGGCTTGGCTCGCATACGCGAAGCCGATGGCCGACGCGTGGGTGCAGGTCGGGGCCGCTCTTGCTCCCGTCGTGCAGGGGCTGCTTTCCCAGCTCGGGCCTATTTTCGAGCAGCTCGCCCCGGTGCTGGGGCAGATTGGTCAGCTGCTCGGAGGTGTGCTGGTTCAGGCAGTTACCGCGTTGGCGCCACTGTTCACTGAGCTTGTCACGATGCTGCTGAATTTGGCCGGTCAGGTTCTCCCTGTGCTGTTGCCTGTACTGACGGCGCTCGGGCAGCTTCTGTCGTCGGTATTCGCCGCGGTGTTGCCTGTGATCAGTTCACTGTTTTCGGCACTCATGCCGATCATCCAGGTGATCGCTGACTTGCTGGCGGCAGTGCTCACGCCTGTGCTGCAGGCGCTGCAGCCAATCTTTGACGCACTGACCCCGGTGCTGACGTTCCTGGCCCAACTGATCGGTGCGGTGCTCGTCGAAGCGATCAACGTTCTGTCGCCGATCCTTGAATGGCTGGCAGGCGTTCTTGGGGACGTCCTCGGGCCGGCGATCACCGCGCTTGGCGACATGCTGTCCGGGCTCATCGACTTCATCGTCGGGGTATTCACGGGCGACTGGGAGAAAGCGTGGGAAGGCATCACGAGCTTCTTCACCGGCCTCTGGGAAGGACTTGTCGGCATCGTGAAGGGTGTCGTGAACGGCATCATCGACCTCATCAACGGGGCGATCGGTGGGATCAACGACATCGCCGGGGCTGTCGGTGGTGCGTTCGGTATCGACATTTCTATTCCGAGCATCCCGCATCTGGCGGACGGGGCGACGGTGAAACCTCGTCGCGGCGGAACGGTGGCGTTGCTTGCGGAGGCTGGCAGGGCGGAAACGGTCGTCGACACCGGGAAGATGAACGCGCTCATGGATCGTGTGCTTTCAGGATCTGTCGGCGCACAGGGGAATGCGGGTGGTCCGACTGTTCAGGTCGACGTGCACGCTGCGCCGGGCATGGACGAGGCCGCTGTCGGGCGCATCTCTGGCAATCAGGCTGCGTCGCAGCTGCGGAAGGCGGGGTTCTGATGGTTGCTGATGCTGGGTTGATGGTGCGGGTGGGTGGTGTCGATTTTGTCGGCGCCACCCGCCCTGACGATTGGCGTAAAGGTGCGTTCTTGATCACCCGGGCAGGCTTGGACGGGTGGGAGGACGGCGTCGATGTTCGGCAGCAGGCTGTGGAGTACAGCATGTCGAACGGGTCTTATGACCTGGCGCCGCGTCTTGCTTCTCGGGTGGTTCAGGTCACGGGGAAGGCGTTGGCTCCTGACCCGGTGACGTTGGGGTGGATGCGGTCGAAGCTATCTGGGCTCGGTGCTCGTGGTGAGCAGATGAGCGTCGAGGTCACGATGAACGGGTGTACGTCGTGGGCTCGGTGCCGGTTGGGTGCTAAACCGCAGTTCACGGATACGGGGCGTCGCAGTGGCGTGTGCGAGGGCGATTTCGTGGTCCAGCTGTGGTGTCCTGATCCTCGGAAGTTCGGGGAACGGAAGGTGTTCTCGGGCCGGTCGGTGCAGGTGTTCCATCGTGGCAACTTCGATGCTTCGCCGACGATTCAGGTCCGCGGGGCGTTGTCTGGCGGCTACACGGTGTCGTCGTCTGATGGGCGCACGTTTCGGGTGACGGAGGCGTTGACGTCTTCGCAGGTCCACACGATCAACACGTCCACGGGGGTGCTGCGTGTCGATGGCAGCGCAGTGTTTGGTTCGGTGACGTCGGCGGACTTGTTGAAGGTGGCACCGGGCACGACCCCGACTTTCACGGTGACGTCGGGGGCGACGTTGACGGTGCCGGTATACGACACGTTCATTTAGGGGGGGTCTGATGCCGTTTACGTGGCATGTGCATGACACGAGCACGGGCGAGCGTCTGATGGATGTCGAGCCGGTGTCGGGGTCGTGGGAGTCGAAGCTGAACGGGGTGGCGTCGGGGTCGGCAGTGTTCCAGCTCGGCGGCACGGTGGACGTTGTGCCTTACAGGGCGTTGTTCAACGTGTCGGACTGGTCGCGCACGATCGTGACGTGTTGGAACGGTCGCCCGGTTGCTGACGGTGTGATCAAGAAGACTGACTGGGACATGGACACAGACCAGATCACGGTGTCTTACGACTCGTATCGGACGATGTTGTCGCGGCGTACGACGTTCGGCTCCGACGGGTACACGGGGCATCAGGCGAACAACTACTTCATGTTCACTGATCAGTCGGGCAGGTCGTTGGCGAATAACTTGGTGTGGGTCGCCCAGCAGGGGCCACGGGCCGGGTATGACTTGCGGATCTCATACGGGACCAGGTCGGAGTCGGGCCCGTTCGATCGTGACTACCGGGACTACAACGGTGTCGTTGTAGAGGAGGCGATGCAGGAGCTCACCGATTCGGAGGGTGGGCCGGACGTGGAGTTGCGGCCGGTGTTGTCGGGCCGGGATGTCCTGTCGTGGGAGTTGCGGGCAGGTAACCCTCGTTTGTCGCATGGCAGAGTCGATTTTCATTTGGGCGATCAGCACGCGCTGACGGGGATTAAGAGGTCGCGCGATGCGGGCCGGTTGGCGTCGCAGGTATATGTGCTGGGTCCGGGGCAGGAGCGTAAGAAGCTGTGGGCTGAAGCGTCACGGTCTGCATCGATGGGGTTGGACGTGATCGAGTCGATGACTGACCAGGACCGCCAGAAGGCGTTGCAGCAGCGCGCGAACTCGTTGCTGGCAACGTATCGGACTGGTGTGGAGCAGTGGTCTATGTCGTTGATTGCGTCGGCTTCTCCGGGTTTGTCGAGTGTGTACTTGGGCACGGTGCTGCGGGTGTTCTTCCCGTCCGGCCGGCTGGTGTCTGGGTGGCGTGAGTTTCGGGTGATTGGCATGTCCGGGTCTGTGAGCACGGATTCGGTGGCGTTGACGGTGGAGGTTGTGTAGATGGTGATGATTGATGATCCGTCGAGGGCGTATGCGGATTTGGCGCGGCGCATTAAGCGGTTGGAGAATGCGTCGCCGTTGGGGTACTCGTCGGTGTCTCGCGGCGCGGTGGAGATCCTGTCGCAGGATGGTCTGATCGTTGAAGGGTCTGCATCCGTGACGGGCCTGCTGAAGGGTTCGGGGACGTTGAATTGGACGGGCCCGGCGAATCTGAATGGCAAGGTCAGTGTTGGCGGGAACATCAGCGCAACCGGGACGGCAGAGTTCGGCGGTAAGACCACGATCAGTGGTGACGCGGACGTGTCAGGGAAGCTGAACGTGACTGGGGATACGAGGTTGCGGGCGAATACACGTATCGAGGGGAAGGCGACCCTCGAAGACGACCTGACGGTGACTGGAAACGGTCGCATCAAGGTCGGAACGGGAATGACGCTGACGCCTCAGACCTTGAACGGTTTCGCTCAGATTCAGGCGCCGGCGGGGCTGAAGATCGCGGGAGACAACCTGCAGGTTGATGGGTTCTTGGCCGTCTCGCAGCGAATCTCTGCGAGCGGCCGGATCTTCGCCAACGGCGGCCTAGAAACGACGGGGCCCAAAAACTTCGTCATGCGGCATCCGGACGACCAAACGAAGGTGCTGAGGCACGGAGCTACTGAGTCTCCGGTGTCGGGAATCGAGTACTGGGACTCAGCTGTCATCGGTGACTCGGGGGTCTATGAAGTGCGGCTCCCGGACTACTTCGAGTCCCTGGCAAAGCCTGAGGGGCGCACGGTGTTCGTAACTGGAAACGGGTTCAGCCCGTCTTGGACGAAGATCACGGCAGGGCGGTTCACTGTCTCTGGCGAGCCAAAACGATCGTTCAGCTGGCTAGTCAAGGCCGAGCGATACGGGGGAGACTTCGACTTGATCTCCGACTACGAAGAGAACTCGGGGCAGTAGACCTCGGTGGCCCACGCGCGGAGCACGTTTGAAGAGGGATAAACGCCCGACTCGGCGTCACGGGACTCTTCGAGCAACTTCACGTCGTCTCGCGCCACGCCGTCTTCGAGCTGGTCGCATGCTTCGTGCCCGAGCTCGATCGCTTCCGCGTCTGGCAGATCGCCGTAGTCGGAGTAGCGCTCGAGCTGGGGTCGCGCGCCCTCGATGAACTCGGCGTCCTCCGCGCTCAATGCCTCGGCAGCGGGCTCCGGTGTGGCGGCGTCTGCATCGGTTGCGGTGGCTGCTTTCGCGGCCGCGGTTGCCTCGGGGGCGGCCGCCGTGCTGCCGTTTGTCGCGCTCTGGCTGCTGCATCCGGTGAGGAGGAGCGCGGCGATAGCGAGAGCGGTCACGGTGGGGGCCGTTTTGTTCATGCGCTCAGGTTAATGCCTGGGCGCTGCTTTTAAAAGGACGGAGGGCGGCATGGCCATATCCGAGAGCGGCACAGTAACGGTCACGGGCTCAGCGACAGAGCAGGGAACGATCATCGTGACCGGTAATCAGTTCGAGCCGAGAGCGACCTCGCGGTTGCACATCACAGACAGCACAACCCCGTGATCGGTCTGAATGATCTGGTGCGATACGGGCACCCAACCTTCGCCGTTCTGCTTGATGAAACCGTCGTCATGGAACAGCGCCAGGCCCGTGAACTTACCTGGGGCAACCTCATCGTCACCGAGGCCGATATAGAACATCCGAGTGTCAAGCATGGCGTGAGTCTACTTGGCCGAATCAGAAGGGGGAGGGCGGCATGGTGAGTGTTCGTGTTCTGAGTGGGCAGGCAGCCGGTAAGCATCTGGCCGAGTTTGGGTCGGTGACGCCGGGAACCTGCTTGAACGTGGTGTGGCAGGCGTTCGGGTCTCCGGTGTCGACGGACGGCGCCAAGTACGGCGGGTACGGGGTCGCGTTGGAGGCGTACCGGTCCGCACGCGACAAGGGAGCAATCCGCGGCACACGCCTCGAGGACGCCCCAGACGGGGCGGTCCTGTACTGGTCGAACGTGTGGGGCACCTGGAAGGGCTACGGCTGGTCTGACGCCGGCCACATCGCAATCAAGGGCCGTGGCGACACGATCAACACCATCGACCTGCCTACGCGGGGGCGTGCCGGGGTGGTCACGATCGCACAATTCAAGGCCGCGTGGTCGTGGCTGAAGTTCGAGGGGTGGGCGTCCGGTGAGGGCGCGTTCCTTGGGCACACGGTGAAGACAGCATCAATGCTGCCGGAACCGGTCACGCCGGCGACTGCTGGGGGGAAGAAGGGGGACGACGTGCCGAATCATGGGACGAGCGTGAACAAGAAGATCAAGCTGACTGCGAAGCCGGGGGTGTGGCAGACGGCACCGATCAGGGACAAGCGGGGGAACCGGTACGACTTGGTTTCGGCGGGCGTTGGGGCGAAGCGGGTGACGGGGGAGTTCTCGTTGCGTGTGGTCGGGCTCGCTGCCGGGCAGTCATTCAACGCGCGCGCGGTCGTGGTGAACAAGAACGGCAAGACCGTCGCCGGTTTCGGGCCGGTCGTGGTGCATGGCAAGTCGGGCGCTTCGTATGCGTCCGTGCCGTTCACGGGCGATGTGGGCAAGGGAAACCTTTTGCGGTTGCAGGTCGACGTGGCGGTGCAGGGCGTGACGATCGAGGAGGTCCGCGGCCGGGTGTTCGAGTGGGTGCTGTGATGGGCGAGGCGGGGGATCGCATCGCGGACTTGAAACAGGACGTGAACGCCGGATTTGAGCGCATCGAGAAGCACCTCGACAAGCTCGTCACTAAAGGGGAGCTGAACGCCACCGTCGAACGACTAGACGCCCAGCACGCGACACTGCGCAAGGACCACGACGCGCTCAAGGCGGACGCAGATGCGGAGCACTCGACCATCCGGCGCGAGGCGGTGAAGCAGGCGGAAGACCTTGCTACTGGCGTGAAGTGGTGGGTCGGTATTGCGCTGACGATTCTGGGCTTTGCGGTGACGTTCTTGTCGCCGTTGCTGAGGGACTGGATGTTCCGGTAGCCAGCCGCTGCGGTCGTGCGTAACGGCCGAATGTCTTTGAAGGGTCCGCCATGACGGCGGGCCCTTCCGCTTTTAAGAGGGGGATTCTGTGAGTGATTATCTTGTTGGCCTGATTCGCACGTTCGTGCCGTCCGTCGTGGGCGCACTGTTCGCGTGGCTGATCACTGTCGGCGTGGAGGTGGACGCGACGGCGCAAGCGTCGCTCGTGTCCGCGCTGACGGCGATCCTGACTGCCACGTACTGGGCGATCGTCGCGGGCTTGTCGAAGCGGTGGCCGTTCCTGCAGGGCCTGCTTGGCGTGAACAAGGCCCCCGAGTACACCGCCACGACGGCGACTGTGCCTGCGGACGAGCCCGTGGAGGGCGACTGAATGGCGACGTACACGGGGACGCTGACCGACTGCGGCTTCAGCGCTGCCTTGTCGTCCCCGCGCGTGCTGTTCATCCCCGGCGATAGTGCGGCGGGGATCTCGAAACAGGCAGGGCGGGTGATCGCTACGAAGCCGGTGCAGGCGACGCTCTCGGCGGACGGGTCGTTCTCGGTGAACGTGGTGTCGTCGGAGGAGCTCATCGGGGCACGGGAATCAACGGTGCCTTACACGGTGCGTGTCGAGTGGCTGGACCAGGCCGGCCAGTACGTCGGGCTGGACGTGTACCAGGTCATGCTCCGCGCGGCAGGTGGACGGGTGGCGGACATGGTCGACCCGCGCTTGTCGCAGCCCGCGCACGTAATCGTTTCGGAAGTCGAGCCGGCCGTGTGGCCGGTGGGGTGGGTGTGGGTGGACTCCTACACCGGGGATGCGCGAAGGAAGGTCAGCTGATGGCGGTTGAGTACTTGGGCAACTGGAAGGGCCCGCGCGGCGTTCAGGGAAAACGTGGAGCGAGAGGCCTACCCGGGGTCAATGCAGTCGAGAACGATGCGGCTGTCGCGGCCTACCTTGCAGCTGAAGACTCCGCGTCTGGGCGCGAGCTCGCGAGGCGCGTAGGGCAGGTCGCACTATCAACGGCTGACTTCGGCGCGGAGCCCGACAGCGGAATCGACGCCACACCTGCAATCCAGGCCGCTATCGACGCGGCCGGACCCGGCAAATCAGTCATTCTCGCCCCCGGAAACTATGCAATCGGCGGACGGCTCAGGCTCCGAAACGTAACCCAGCTCCACGGCTACGGTGCAACCCTCACGCGCACACAGTACGCAGGCCTCCCCACAGAAGGACTGATGGTCGTCAACTGGGACGAGGGCGACTACACCACAACCGGATACAACGGGCACTCCGACATTGGCGTGTACGGAATCACGTTCGACTTCGCCGGCGACACCATCGAGCACGCCGGTAACACGGTCACCTTCAACCACGCACGCAACATCACCTTCCGGGACTGCACGTTCCGACGAGGCCGCGGATACCACGACCTCGAGCTCAACTCGACAGACGGGGCGCTGATCGACAACTGCACCTTCGCCGGATTCGTGGAAACCGCTGGCCTGCCCGGCAAGGAAGCTATCCAGATCGACGTTGCACAGTATGGCGACGATGACTCAGGAGCCAAAGACGGGACGATGGCGAAGAACATCACCGTCCGCAAGTGCACTTTCACGTCATACGGCGAACTGCCTGGCGCACCTACAGGCGTCGGCTCTCACGCACGCGACGGCGGCAAACAGTACGAAGGAATCACCATCACCGACTGCGTATTCACTGGTGGGACTGGGCGCGCAGTTGATGGCTGGTACTGGTCGAAGTCATCCGTAACCGGGAACACAGTGTCTGGCTACACGCAGGGAATCCGTCTCGTTGACAGCCACGATTCCGCCGTCAATGGCAACCAGATCTCCAGCGTTGTTTCGCAGGGAGTGTCGCTGGGGACGAACAGCACGGGAGTTGCCGTCGTCGGCAACACGATCTCCGACTGCGCCGCGGGCGTGTTCATCGGTGACGGCGGGCGCGGCAACACGGTCAGCGGAAACACAACCGTTCGCACGTCCTCGTACGCGGCAATTGTGGAGGGGGCAGACGAAACGTTGATCTCCGGAAACACGTTCCGCAGCCCCGGGTACCCGGCTGGAGCATTCGGTGCCGTTCGCATCACGTCCAACGCATCGACAAGCACATCGTGGGGAACATCCGTCACTGCGAACAAGGTCATCACCCACGGCGCCGGCACGGAAGTCAGCGCGGGCGTCTCCGTTGTTTCCGACGCGCAAGAAACGTGGGTGTTCGGCAACGACTTCCGAGGCCTCGCGCAGGCGACCACAGGGCCTGTGAACACGACAAGCAACAGGACTTAGGGGAGTAATGACTGAAGAGATCACACACGGCAAGGTAGTCGGGCGGGTACTGCGGGCCTCGAACACGACTCCCGAGGTTGAACCCGACCCCACATACGCGGCGATCCCGTCGGCGCGGGTCGAGTTCAAAGCGCAGCTTCCAACACCCTGGTTCAAAGCATTGATGTCGTCAGACCCGACCTCCGTGTTCCTGCAGACGTTCTGGGCCGAGACCGACGACGACGGCTACATCGTGGACGCCGCGGGCAACCACGGCATCATGCTCCCAGCCTCCGTAGACCCTTCATTGGGGTACTCGGAATGGGTGTGGCGGGCGACGATCAAGACAGCCGTCGCTGCGACAGTCGCGGTCGACTTCGTGCTTCCTGCCTTCACCGCAGAAGGCGACGAGGTCGATGTGACCACCGTGGCACGGGTGCCTGCCGACCCGGGCCGCGAGCTGGGGGCCTGGGACGCCTTGTACCTGCGCGCCCGCAACCAGGTCGCACGTGTACAGGCTGCTGGCTCAGCGGCAGTCGCGGACATCGAGGACGCTGCAGGTGGCGTTGAACAGCGGGCGGTCGCCGCGGCGACCGCAGCTGCGGCTGACTACACGGTGCAGTCGGGCCAGGCACGCGACGAAGCACGGTCCGCGGCCTCGGACGCTGCAGCAGTCGTGGACACGGTCACCGCGCAGGCCCAGCACGCAACAGCAGAAGCATCAAGGGCAAAGGCCGAAGCGGACCGGGCACAAGGAGCCGCCGATAGTATCGACGTCACGCTGTCCACGGAAGCCACGGCCGGTACGGTCCCCGTGCGCGGCGCAGGCGGCGTGCTACCTGGCATCGGCGCACCCGTGTCAGGGACGGACGCTGCTACCAAGCAGTACGTCGATTCGGTCGTCCCGGCCGACCACGCGTGGCAAGCGTTGGTGCTCAACCCCGGCTTCACAGGTTTTGACTCGCCGGCCGTGTGCATCCGCGCAGGGCGGGTCTGTTTCCGGGGGTCCGTGAAGCGCACGGCAGGGGTATTCCCAGCGAACACCACGGGCGACACAGCGATGTTCGTGCTGGACGACTGGGCTCGCCCTACCGCCTACGGCAGGCATGTTCTGCCCGGGTACGGCAGCGCGACGGCGAACGGTCTCGGCGTGACCGTTTCTGCGTCCACGGGCCAGGTTGTTGGTTACGGTGTCGGCGCGAGCATGGACCAGGCCTATCTCGATTCGCTGGGCTGGCCTGCCAAGTAGACGTATCGCGGGGCGCTCACTTCGGTGGGTGCCCCGCGTTTCGTCGTTGGTGCCGCGTCCACGTCGACCAGGTGACCTCGGCGGCCATGCGTAGGTCTGGGAAGTAGCCGATGAGGGAGCGTCCCTCGGACTGGGCGGCGTAGGTCACGGCACGGTACAGCTTCCGGTCCCGCACGGTCACGGTGCGGATGATCGCGATGCGCCGGTCGCGGTCGGCGACGAGCCACTGACCGGGAGGGAACTCGGTCAGCAAGCTCATGGGGGTCCAGTGCTGCGCCACAACCTGTGACGCTACCGGTGACGGCTGACGTTCAGTCGCGCTCCACCATCCACTGCAGCGGGCGCCACCCATCCGGGATCTGCGACTCAGCCAATGCCTTAGCCTCCTCATACGAGCCAGCCTCGACCGTCACCTCACGCACCTCAACCGGCGCGATCGTCACCTCAACGCGCATAACCACAAGGCTAGCCGCGAACAGGCGCACAACCTTCCACGGCGAACACGGAACCTGTTAAGCTGAAGGAGCCAACATCCAACCCCTAACAAAGCAAAGCTAAAGAGGCGGGATCAAGCTAGAAAACCCGGCCGACCCAACGACCGGGTTCCCAACCTTCTAGCTAAAGTCCCGAAGGATTGAAGCTACGTGAGCGAAGACTCTCGCGATGACAAGTGCCCGTGCAAGGATCTTGTCAACGTCGGGGGTCTTTCGCGTTTCATCAAAAGAATCACAACATTTGCTCACTCTGGTCACCCCCTAACTCCTGACTTAGGTCAGGCCTTTTGGGCTACGTGATACTGACCAGAGGGGATCGGCGTTTAGGGGCGAGTACAGCCTACAGCGCCGGCGTCTTCCGCACCTCGTAAGCCTGCAACCTCAAGACAGGCGGATTAAGGGTGCACCCTACTTCGAGAGAACCGGGCTGTCATAGCGATTCGCAACACCGCGGAGCAAGCCGTCCGCGGTAACAGCCTCGACGCGCTCCAAGTCCTCGTTGTCATACCCGACGAGGTTAAGCCCCTGCATAGCTAGCTGCTCGAGTTCTTCCTTAGTCACTTCGTCCTCGGTGACCTGAACCGTAACCACAACGGTTCCAATACTCGGGGACTCAACAGACGCGATGTAGCCAGTCAGCGAGTCGGCGGGCCAATCAGGATCGGTCAGCAGCTCTGTAAAGCTGTCATGGCCCACGTTCGCTAGCCATTCCTTCTCCACCGTCTCTGCGAACTGCTTGTTCGCCGCTTCCCGATCCTCGGCTGATTCGGCTTCTGGCTTAGACACGGTCAGGGTCACGGTATCGCCGTCATTCACGCCATCACCCGCGGCGGGTGACTGTGACTCCACGGTCCAGTTGCTCGCCATGATCACAGTGTCGTCGCCGGCGTCCCACTCAACCTCAAGCCCAGCATCCTCGATTGCATCTCGCGCTTCGTCGCCGGCCATTCCTACAACGTTGGGCGCCTGCGCGCTGGACGACGATGATGTCGCGGATTCTGCGCTGCGCTCCGTTGTCGTGGATGAGCACCCCGCGAGCGTCAAGCCCGCTGCGAGGATGAGGGCCGTGGGGATCAGTCGTGCGCGGTTCAAGATGCTCCTGATGCGTTGGGGGAGATGAAGCTTCCACGTTACCGGGCGCGAGAGAGCCTGACTGATGCGAACGTGGCACCAGAACGAGGGGCATCTGAAGGTTGAGCTTCATCCCGTAAGCCTGCAACCTCAAGGTCGGAGAGTTAAGGACGTGGGCTACTTGCGGCCACCGTGGTACCCCGTGTGGCTATTTAGTGGCGGTAAATATTCATGGCCCGCACCCTACTTCCCACTACTGGGAAGTACCGATGATGCCAAAATGTGCACAATCACGCGGAGTCTCCGCACCAGGTGGCAACAAGTAGTGAGTACCGCATACCAGACGGCTCAGCCTTCGGGGGTTCGAATCCCTCACTCGCCACCGAACACCACGCGATGACCCGTCGAGCTCCCGCTCGACGGGTCGTTCTGTTTCGGCCGGCGGTCATGGTGTTCCCGTGACGCTTCGGGGACAGGGTCGCGGTCGTAGCCGAGCACCTCGCGACCTGGTCCATCGATGACGGACGACGGTGTCTGTCGGCTCATGGTGCCGGTCAGCCCCCTGGCCCGTCGTCCGCTGCGGCCGTCGCCCCGGCGTCACCCGGCACTCACCCGGCACTCACCCGTTCGGGGGTATCGATCGGCAGGTCTCGTCGGGCTAGGCTCGATCCACTGTGCCCGGCTTCACAGGCGGAACACAGGGTCTCCATAATTGCACCCGATACCGGACAGGTCCCCCACTCCATGCCACGGTCAACCGACGCCCACCGCCGGTCGCACAGCCCTCGCCCCACCCTCGGCCGCCGCGCGCGACGCGCCGTCGCCGCGGTCCTCACGATCGCGCTCGCCAGCGTCGGCCTCACCGCCACCGCTCAGCAGGCGCAGGCGGTCACCGTCACGCCCATGACGACGAGCTACAACGGCGTCGTCAACGGCGACTTCACCACCGCGGGCAACGGGGTGCTCGGCTGCACGGGCACCGCCTTCAGCGGCAGCATGACCTGCAACGACCTGCACAACGGCAGTGGGACCGCCGGGGCCTACAACGACTTCTTCGCGATGGCGAACGTCAAGCAGGCCGCCGGCTTCGAGGCGTACAGCAACTCGAGCACGGCCACCATCACGGTGCCCGCCGGGTCGACCGTGAAGAAGGCCGTCCTCTACTGGTCGGGGAACACCGGGGCTGTCGCCGGCTACACGGGCGCGCGCTGCGGCACCAACTCGTACAGCACGGCGACCATCCCTGACACCACCGCGGGGTACACCTCGCGGTCGCTGAAGATGCGCATCGGCACGGGGGCCATCCAGGACGTGCCCACCACGGCGTCGCGCACCCACACCGAGAACCTCTCGACGCAGCTGACCTCCGGCCAGCCGCAGTACTACTCCTCGTCGTCCGACGTGACCGCGCTGTTCGAGAACGCCGGGGTGTCCGGCAGCGTGCCCATCAGCGTCGGCAACATCTGGGCGGCCAACGGAGCCGCCTGCTACGCCGGCTGGTCGCTCGCCGTCGTCTACGACTTCGGCAGCTACGACGCGGCCAACCCGCTGACCACCGCCCGCAACGTCCTGCTCTACGACGGCCACGTCCGCAAGCAGAGCAACGAGGCGGCCGACACGGTGCGGTTCTCCGGCTTCACCGCCCTGACCAACCAGGCCCGCATCGGCATGACCCTGTACGAGGGCGACCGGGCGATCACCGGCGACTACGCGCAGTACCGCACCTCCAAGAACAGCACATCGGTGCGCATCCCCAACTCGCAGTCGAGCGACACGGGGGCGGGCGGCGCCACCGACAACATCGGCGTCTCGCACGCCCTCGGCAACCAGCGCTACCAGGGAACGGGCACGGGGCGCTTCTTCAACGCGAGCGTCGACGTGCTCGAGCGCACCGTCGCCATGGGCGGCATCGGCGCCACCTCGCTCGACCTCGACCTCGGCACCACGGGGGACTCCTACCTGCTGCAGAACACGGCGTTCTCGGTCCCGACCGGCCGTGTCGTCATCGACAAGTCCTTCAACGGCACCGCGGACACCCAGACGCTGCTGCCGGGGGAGGCGGGGACGTTCACCATCACGGTGACGAACACCGGAGGGGTGCCGCTGCGCAACCTCACGGTCACCGACCCGCTCGCCGGCGACTGCGCCCGGCCCGTGCCCGGCGTGCTGGGCCAGAACGACAGCTACCGCTACACCTGCACGGCGCCCGTCCGCGCGGGCGCCTACACGAACACCGCCTCCGTCGTCGGGACGGTCGACGGCTACGAGACGCAGCAGGTCCAGGACACCGACACAACGCGCGTCAACTCCGCCATCATCGACATCGACAAGTCGGCGGCCCTCGACGACCGCGCGATCGCGGGCGACACCGCCACCTACACCTTCGCCCTGACCAACACCGGCAGCGTGACGCTCGACCAGGTGGCGGTCACCGACCCGCTCGCCGGCCTCGGCCCGATCAGCTACACCTGGCCGGGAACGGCCAACCGGCTGCAGCCGGGTCAGACCGCCACGGGCACGGCGAGCTACACGCTCACCCAGGCCGACATCGACCGCGGCTACCTGGACAACACCGCCACCGTCACGGGCCGCGAGTCCGGCGGCAAGCAGCCGAGCGATGCCGACAGCAACCGTCTGCCCATCGCGCAGGCCTCGGCCATCGACGTCGTCAAGTCCGGCGTGCTCGCGGACCCGGCCGGCGACGTGGCCGCGGGCGACCTCGTCGACTACACCTTCACGATCAGCAACCCCGGCAACACCACGATCACCGACGTCGCGCTCAGCGACGCCCTCGCAGGACTCGGACCGGTCACCATCGACTGGCCGGGTGCGGACGGCGTCCTCGCGCCGGGCCAGAACGCCGTCGCGACCGCCAGCTACCCGCTCACCCAGGCCGACCTCAACGCCGGTCGCGTGACGAACTCGGCGACGGCGACGGGGACCGGCCCCGGCGGAGCACCGCTGACGGACACCTCCGACTTCGTGCTTCCCGTGCCGCCGGAGCCGGGCATCGACGCCGCCAAGACGGGCGGCCTGCCCAGCGGCGCGCTCGGCGTCCCTGGCGAGGTGATGACGTTCACCCTCACCGGGACGAACACCGGAAACCTCACCCTCACCGGTGTCACGCTCGAGGACTCCCTCGACGGCGTCGTCGTCGACGACTACCAGTGGCCGGGGGAGCCGGGCGTCCTCGACCCGGGTCAGATCGTGACCGCGACCGCCAGCTACACGCTCACCCAGCAGGACGTCGACCGTGGCTCGGTCGACAACGCGGTGACGGCGACGGGCAACCCGCCGACGGGTCCCCCGCAGACCAGCACCGACACGATCACCGCCCCCGTGCCCCAGACCCCCGCGATCGCGCTGGACAAGCAGGCGGCCTTCGACGACAGCGTCGAGGCGGAGCCGGGCCAGCCCGTCGACTACACCCTCACCGCGACCAACACGGGGAACGTCACGCTCAGCGGCGTCACCATCACCGACCCGAAGAGCGGCCTGTCCGCGATCGACATCGCCTGGCCGGACCCGTCCCGCCCCGGTGTCCTCGCCCCGGGCGAGAAGGCCGTCGGAACCGCGAGCTACCCGCTGACGCAGGCCGACCTCGACGCCGGCTACGTCGGCAACGAGGCGACCGCGACAGGGACCGGTCCGGGCGACGTCGAGGTGAGCGACAGCGACGACGCCCTCGTCGGCGTCCTCCAGGACGCGGCGATCCACCTGTCCAAGTCCGTCGAGGCCGACGCCAGGCCCGCCGTCGGCGATGAGATCCGCTTCGACTTCGCGGTCACCAACACCGGCAACGTCACTCTGTCCGGCACGCGCCTGTCCGACCCGCTCGTCGGGCTCGGCCCGATCACCTTCGGCGAGTGGCCGAGCGGGACCGCCGGCGTGCTCGCGCCCGGCCAGACCGTCACGGCCTCCGCACCGTACACGGTCACGCAGGCCGACCTGGACAACGGCATGGTCAGCAACACCGGCACCGTGCGCGCCGCATCGCCCACCGGCGACCCGGTCACGGACACCGGCTCCGCGACGGCCGAGTTCGACACCGAGCCGTCGATCGCCGTGAGCAAGTCGGGCGCCCTCGCCGACGGGGCGACGGGCCGACCGGGCGACACGGTCGAGTACCGCTTCGAGATCAGCAACACCGGGGACGTGACGCTCAGCGGCGTCGCCCTGGACGACCCGCTCGAGGGGCTGAGCGACGTCGTGTTCGGCGACTGGCCGGGCGACGCGGGCGTTCTCGCTCCCGGCACGTCCGTGACCGCGACCGCCAGCTACACGCTCACCCAGGCCGACGTTGACCGCGGCTCCGTCGACAACACCGCCACGGCGAGCGGGACGACGCCGCCGGGTGAGTCCGTGAGCGCCGAGGACAGCGAGACCGTCGCGATCGACGGCAGCGCGCGGCTCCGGCTGGACAAGACCTCCACGGCGGGCCTCTCCGACCCGGCCGCGGTGGGCGACGTGATCGAGTACGCCTTCCTCGTGGAGAACACGGGGACGCGCACCGTCTCCGACGTCGCGATCGACGATGAGCTCGACGGGCTGAGCGCACTCGTGTTCGGCGACTGGCCCGGCGACGAGGGCGTCCTCGCGCCCGGTGCGTCCGTGACCGCGACCGCCAGCTACACGCTCACCCAGGCGGACCTCGACCGGGGCGGCGTGACGAACGTCGCCGTCGCGACGGGGACCGCACCGGGTGGCGACCCGGCGGAGCCGGGCGAGGACTCCGTCACCGACCCGATCGACGGCTCCCCGTCGATCGTGCTCGACAAGACCGGCCCCGCGACCGCGCCCGACGGCACTGCGGCCGGGGACACGGTGCAGTACCGGCTGGAGGCCCGCAACGACGGCAACCAGACCCTCACCGACGTTCGGCTCGTGGACGAGCGGGCGGGCGAGCTGAGCGACGTCGTCTGGTCGTCGGGGACGGCCGGCACACTCGAGGTCGGCGGAACCGTCACCGCGACGGCCACCGTGACGCTGACCCAGGCCGACGTCGACGCCGGCCAGGTCGTGAACACGGCGACCGTGACCGGCACGGGCCCGCAGGGCGCCGAGGTGGACGCGGAGGACGCGGTCACGACGACCATCCCCTCCGCCCCGTCGATCAGCATCGTCAAGGACGGCGCCCTCGCCGACCCCGACGCGACGCCCGTCCGTGCGGGTGCCGTCGTCGACTACCGCTTCACGATCGAGAACACGGGCACCGTCAGCCTCAGCGACGTGTCCGTGACCGACGAGCTGCTCGAGGGGACGACGATCTCCTACGACTGGTCGGGCGCGGCCAGCGAGGGGACCCTCGCCCCCGGCGAGACCATCACCGCGACCGCGTCGTACGCGATCACGCAGGCGCAGCTGGACGCGGGTGAGGTGGTCAACACCGCCAGTGTCTCCGGCACACCGCCGAGCGGCGACCCGGTGGGCGACGAGGACGGTGCGACCGTCGAGCTGGCGCCCCAGGCCGGGATCGCGCTGACCAAGACCGGCTCCTTCGCCCCCATCGACGGGGACCGCGAGCTGTACGCCGCCGGCGACACGGTCGAGTACCTGTTCACGATCGAGAACACGGGCAACGTGACTCTCGACGGCGTCGCCGTCACGGACCCGCGACTGGGCGACGACCCGCGCATCAGCTACGACTGGTCGTCCACGGGGGAGGGCAGGCTCGCCCCCGGCGAGATCGTCACGGCGACCGCTGAGTACACGCTCACGCAGGCCGACATCGACGCGGGCGTGGTGCGGAACACCGCCACCGTGTCCGGCGATGCCCCTCAGGGGGGCTCCGTGACCGACGAGGCGGACGACGAGCTGACCATTCCCGCGGGACCCGCGCTGCAGGTCGTCAAGTCCGCGACGGTGCCCGAGGGGGCGGCCGCGGGCGACGAGGTCGCCTACCGTTTCGTCGTCACCAACATCGGCAACGTCACGCTCGGCGCGGTCGACGTCTCCGACGAGCTGCCCGGCCTCGGCGCGCTCGTCTACGACTGGTCGGACGCCGAGGCGGAGGGCACGCTCGCGCCCCAGCAGAGCGTGGCGGCGACCGCCTCGTACACGTTGACGCAGGCCGACCTCGATGCCGGGCGCGTGCAGAACACGGCCACTGCCCAGGGGACCCCGCCGACGGGCGACCCGGTCGGCGACGAGGATACCGTCGTGACCCCGTTGCCGGCGTCGCCGTCGATTGGTGTGGAGAAGTCTGGTGTTCGTGCTGGGGAGGGGGCTCCGGCTGCGGGTGACGTGGTGGATTACCGTTTCGTGGTTACGAACACGGGGAATGTGACTTTGAGTGATGTTGCTCTGGATGATCCGCGTCTGAATG